TGCTGAGGGGCGATCGAGACCCACCCGTCGGGCTCGAGCGACCCCGCCGACGGACGCTACTCCCGTTGGCGCCGATGAGGGTGGGGCTTCGGGGCCTGAGCCCTCACCCGAATCGGGTGACGACTGGCGCGCAAGCTGGTCGTCCGCGACCAGCCCTGAAGAGGCGTTCGCGCTGCTCGCCAAGAACCTGCCGACCGACGTCCTGGAGAAGGACGAACGGCTGAGCGGTCTGATCGGTTCTCGAGCCGACGTCCGCGCGCGAGACCTTCGGCGCCAGGAAGAGCGCGACGCCGCGGAGCGCGCCAAACGCGAAGCTGCTGCCAACAACGACCTGTACACGCTCGGCGAGCTCACGCAACGCGAGTACCAGCAACAGGGGCTCGCTGCCGCGCAGGCCGACCCGTACCAGCCGATGATGGAGGTCATCGGTCGCGTGCAGTCCAACTTGCCAGAGGCCGTCCAGCGCGACGTTGCCGGCAGACAGTTCGGCGAAGGCAAATCCTGGAACGAGGGTCTGCAAGAATACCTGTCCTATCTGATCGATTCCGTATCCGAGCACCGCTACAAAGAGCGGGAGTCCGCACTGCGAAAGTCGATCTTGAGCGAAGTCAACGGCTCCGAGCCGGTCCCTGAGCGCGAGGGTGGAACCCCTGCTCGCGTCCGGGTGGTGACCGACGAACAGGTCGATGCCATGTCGCTCCGCGAGTATGAGGCGCTGTTCGATGAGAACGGCCATCCAAGACCCGGAGTGCAACATCGGTCCACGAGGGGCATTCCGCTAACACCACGCTAAAGGGGTTCATATGGCGGTCGGAACCGGCATTGCGGCTACGGGCAACGAGTTCGTAGACAAGACCATCGCCGACGGCGTGTTCTCGCCCGATATCTGGAGCAAGCAGGTACTCCGCGCCACGGAGTCGAACCTGGTCATCGCTGATTCGGTCAACCGCGGTTTCGAGAGCGACGCCAGCGTCGGGAAGACGGTCAAGGTCGCGTCGATCGGCAACCTGGCGGCTCGAGCCAAGGGCGAAAACAACGCCATCACGTACGAGACCGTGGCGGAGACGGCGACCACCATCACGCTCAACATCTGGAGCTACGCGGCGGTCGGCATCGAAGATATCGTCAAGGTCCAGTCGATCGTGGACGTCCAGAACGAGTACCAGCGCAAGCTCGGCTACGCGGTCGCCAAGGACGTCGATAGCAAGCTGGCCGCGGACTTCGCCGGCTTCTCGCAGAGCGTGGGCACGCTCGGCACTGCCGCGTCGGACGCCAACGTGCTCGGCGCGATCAAGCTCCTGGACGACGCCGACGTGCCGCAAGACGACCGCTTCTTCATCATGACGCCAGCCGAGAAGGTCGCGAAGCTGGCGCTGGACCGCTGGAGCAACGCGCTGTACATCGGCACCGGCAACACGCCGGTGAAGTCGGGCACGCTCGGCGACATGTACGGGCTGACGCTCAAGATGACCACCAACCTGGTCAAACCCGCGGCGGGGCAGGCCAACAACGCCATCTTCCACCGCGACGCGCTGGCGCTGGTCATGCAGCGGTCGCCGAAGACGCACATCTTCTACGACATCGACATGTTCGCCTGGAAGCTGGCGGTCGAGGAAATCTACGGCCACCAGGAGATGCGCGATAACTTCGGCATCCTGGTCAACGGAGCGAGCTAATGGCGGAAGCCCTGACGGGAAACGAGTTCGTTGACAAGCTGCTCGAGCAGACGTCGGCGCACGCGATCCAGCCGAAGAAGGGGCAGAACTACAACTACCCCTATCGCTGGTTCCTGAAGCCGGACGGCTCGGTCGTGCAACTCCAGGGCGACCCGCAGAACCGCGCGTACTACGCCGACAAGGGCTACCACGAGATGCGGGAAGCGCCTGGTCGGGACGGTGGGCGCTCGGAGGTCGAGCAGTACCTGGAGGTCGAGTACCCCAAGATTCTGAAGGTCCAGCGCGAGAAGGCGGCGCTCATCAACGCCATTCGCAGGGCGGGTGAGCGGTACCGCGACCTGGCACTGGAAGACACCTTCGATGACTACTCGGTCGAAGAGATTCGCGAGTACCTGCGCCAGATCAAGGAAGAGACCGGCAAGGACATTCGCGTGATCCAGCCGAAGCGCGCTGCCGCGCGTGAGGCCGCGGAGGACGCGCGGCTCCTGGACGGTGTCGAGACGACCGAGAGCATGTCGATCGAGGGGCTCGAGGCCAAGCTCAACGCATCACACGGATACGACCCCATCGAGCAGGCGCAGCGTCGCCAGCGACCTGGGAGGCAGACATGACCGAAACACCACCCGAAGAGCCGACGGCTCCAGAGCAGCACCCGATCGTTGATCCGTCGCCGACGGGCGCGCCGATCATGGCCGGCGAAGAGAAGTACGAGTTTCCTCCCGCGGAGGCGTCTCCGCCCGAAGTGCTCGAGCTCAAGCCGAACACCGCGGCGGAGGCGACCAGCGGTCCAGACGAGCAGATCAGCCCGACCGTGTACGTCGAGATGACCAAGCCCGACGGGACGACGTTCAAGGCGCCGAAGGCCAACGTGCCGCACTACGAGGCCAAGGGCTTCACCGCGGGCGCGGAGGTCGATACCGCGGAGGCTCCATCGGAGCCCACGTCGCCGTGACGCCCGCGGATATCGAGGCCCAGGTCGGCGCCGCAGCCGGCCTGTGGACGCACGCGCCCGTCGATTGGGCGGGCAACGAGGGGCTGGCAAAGCCAGCTTCCTGGCCGGTCAACGCCAGTGCCGGCTACAAGGGCGAGGCGACGGGCTCGCGGCCAGGGCAGAGCGTGTTCGTGGCGATCCCTCCGACGGGTGGCGTGGGTATCTCGGCGGTCTCGATCACCAACCTGACTACGACGACGTGCAACATCCAGTTCACGCTGAGCTCGCTGCCAACGGTCGCGGCCAGGATCAACTACGGCACCACGCCGTCGGTCGCGTCGAACACGGCTGCAGCGTCGGCGGCGGCGGGTACGCAGTCGGTCAACCTGACCGGCCTGGTGACGAAGACGCTGTACTACTACCAGGTCCAGGCGACCAATGCGAACGGCACCACCGTGACCAGCCTGGGAACGTTCACCACGCTGTAGGTGGGCTGGCTGCTCCAGGAGTGGGCGAGGTTCCATGACGGCATGACCAGTGCAGCGATGGACGACAAGCTCGGCAAGATGGCGTACGACGCCTACATGATCCAACTCGGCGACCAGGGCGAGCCGTGGGACGGGCTGACGGGCACGTTCCAGAACGCCTGGATTGCCGCGGCGCGCACGATCGAGGCGCACGTTGTGTACGAGGTCCGCGAAGAGACCAGGGAGGGTTATCAGCGTGGCTGAGCCCGAGCTCCTGGTGACGACCGTTCACCGCGCCTCGTGCGCGTTCGGGACGGGGTTCTATCGCATCTCTCTCCGCGGAGGGGGAACGCGCTTCTGCCAGACCACCGAAGAGGTCGAGTACGTGCACTCGCTCCTGGGCCGCGACCAGGTCGTGCGCGTCGAGCGCGACGGCTACTGCCTTGATGGAGACAGGCAAGGAGACGCCAACACGCCGGACGTGGTCGACGCCGAGACCTGGCTCGGCCTTCCGCGCGAGCGGGCGATGCGGCTGGTCGGGCTCACCCGCGAGGCCGACTACCGCCGTGTCTACAACCAGGTGGAAGCCGCCGTTTCACGTCGAAACAACCGCGAGTCTCAGGGCGGCGTCCACGCCTCCATCGTCATCAAGAAGCACGGCGCGCCGGTCGTGGACGCGAGCGCGATCGAGGTACAGGATGGCTAACTGGATCAAAGGCGCGATCAAGAAGCCGGGGGCGCTGCGGAAGACGCTCGGCGCCAAGCCTGGGAAGCCGATCCCCGCGAGCAAGCTCGCCGCGGCAGCGAAGAAAGGCGGCGTGACAGGCCAGCGAGCACGTCTGGCTCAAACGCTGAAGAAGCTTGGCTGAGCAGGCGGTCCAGGGCATTCTGACCGGCTTCGCGCTGAACACGTCGACCGAGCTCGTGCTGGCGGCAATGGTCGCGCCCAGGCCCGCGCAGATTCGGACGGTGGCGTGCTACTCGCAGGGCGCGACGGGTACGTCGGCAACGATCGTGGACGTCCGCAACAACGGCGTGTCGGTCTACACCAACCCCGCCTCGAGGCCAAGCATCGCCGCGGGCGCGACCGGCAAGTTCACCAGCACACTGCCCAACCACCAGTCGATACGGCTCGGCGATATTGTCACCCTGGTCTGCGCCCAGGCCGGCGGTCACGTCGGCGTTATCGCGACCGCGGCCATAGAGGAACCTTGATGACCTTGACTCTCGCTTCCAGCGTCGCTATGCGGCTGATGCCGCCCAAGATTGCCCGTTCGCGGCTCGGTCGAGCCGTGTACCTGGCGCACGGCTACCTGCCCCAGGAGCTCGCCGAAGAGCTCATCGACGCGCTCTCGAGCGCCGTGTGGCTCGAATCGAGTCTGAGCCTGAAGCACGTTACGGGAGGCAGGACGTACGACCTGGGCGTCGTCTCGCGCAAAGTGATTACTGACGCGGGCGTGGCAGCGGTCGTGAACGCCTTCCGCAACACCTTCGAGCTCGAGCTCTTCAACTTCCATGCGCTCGGCACTGGCTCGACGGCGGAGGCCGCGGCGCAGACGGCGCTGGTCACCGAGCTCACCACCCAATACTCGACTGACAACACGCGCCCGACGGGTACGCAGACGGCGCCGTCGGCCAATCAGTACCAGTCGGTCGCGACGATCACCGTTGACGCGGCGGTCAACATCACCGAGCACGCGCTCATGTCGCAGGCCGCGGTGCCGGGCGGCACGATGTGGGATCGCTCGGTCTTCGCGTCGCTGGCGCTGAGCTCGGGCGACTCGATCATCGCGACCTACATCGCTACGGTGACGTCGGGCGGCTAGATGAGTGCCGGT